CGCAGACCTGGATTGATAAAGCAATTAACTATTTTGCGCCGACACTGGCGCTCAAACGATATGCAGCACGACAAGCCTATGCCACATTGACCAAACCCTTGTCCGAGACCGAACAACGGGCATTCGAAGTCGTTCAGGGCGCCCGCTACAGGGATGATTGGACGAATTCAACCCAAGATGCAGACTCAGCCAATGTCAACAACCTCCAGGCGCTCCGTAACATGGTCCGCGACCTGTCGCACCGGTCAGGCATCGTATCTGGGCCGCTCAAGCGATTGACCAACAACGTGGTAGGCCACGGCATCAGACCACAGGCACGCGTGAAGGAAGACGGAGAATTTGACGGGGCAGAAGGCGCTCAAAAAATCACCGAGAAAAGAGCGGAAAGGTTCAACTACCAGGTTGAGAAGGCATGGCGGCGCTGGTACAAAGTGTCAGATTCGGCCCTCAAACAGAACTTCTATGAGCAGCAGGGTCTTGCTTTCCGGGCCATGATTGGTGACGGGGAAGTTCTTGCCGTATTGCGGTCAAGCGCAAGAAAGGATCGGATGATCCCCCTTTGTGTTGAACTTGTCGAGATCGATCGATTAACGACTCCCATGTCTGAAATCAGCAATCCGAGCATCAGAAACGGGATCGAGTTTGACACTGAAGGCGTCCCTATCCGCTATTTTGTCCTGAAACGCCATCCAGGATCGACAGGCGTAATTTCGAGGATAAGCTTGAACGATTATGAGATTTTAGATGCTTTCGGGGCCAATGGCCTCAAAAAGGTCATTCATCTTCACGACATTCTGCGACCAGGACAAAGCCGAGGTTATACCCCCTTTGCTGCCGGCCTCGCTGACATCCACGACCTTTCCCGTTACAGGGAAGCCGAAATTGTAGCGGCCAGAATTGGCGCGTGTCTCGCGGCATTCATCAAGAAACCACAGGCATACAACACCTGGAATAACAAAGGCACCAATACTGACGGTCAGAAAATAAGCCAGTTCGAGCCCGGCATGGTCAAATATTTAAACCCAGGGGAAGAAGTTGACACGTTCAATCCGAGCCGTCCCAATCCTGCCGCCGCAGACTTTATGAAGCAACTCATCCAATGGGCCGCCAATGCCGTTGATATGCCCTATGAAGTGTTTGCAAACGATTGGAAAGACCTGAATTACTCCAACGCACGAACGGTACTTTTGCAAGCATACCTCGCGTTCGGGGTTTATCAAAATCATTTAGTCAATCACCTTTGCATTCCCGTTTGGGAAAACTTCGTTTCCGACTGTGTAGCCGCAGATGTTGTGAAGGCTGACGGATTCGGATTTCGGAAGGATGACTACTTCCGGTCATCTTGGATTACGCCCGGCTGGAAGTGGGTAGATCCAGAAAAGGAGTCGAACGCAGCCACCAACGACCTGAACAACCTGATTGATACTCTTGCAAACGTACTCGCTGGCAAGGGTGACGATTGGGAGGAAACCGTCGAGCAAAGGGCCAAAGAGATAGCGAAAGTGAAGGAGCTTGAGAAGAAGTACAACATCACCATGAGCCCACAGGCCAAAGAGGAAAAAGCGCAGGCAGCGAAGACAGGAGGCACACAGAATGCCAAAAAAGAAGAATAGCGGCTTAGTCATGGACGATTTTTACCGGGTGGCAGAATTTGAAAGGGGCGAATCAGGAATCCCTGTAAGCCTTGACGAAGGAACCAGGTCTGTCAACGTTGTTGCGGCGACAGAGAACCCTACAATGGTTTTTGACTGGGAACGATGGGAACCAATAAACGAAGTTCTGTTAATGTCCGGCTGCAAGCTATCCAATACGCGCCAAGTTCCTTTTCTCGGAGAGCATTACCGATGGAACCAGAGTCTCGATAACGTCATCGGCTCATGCCGGGAACTTGAGGTTAAGGGCGACAAACTTGTCGGTAGAGCGCAGTTCTCTTCTTGTGAGGAGGCCGAAAAGCCCTATACGAAAGTCAGGGAAGGTCATGTGACCGATGTGTCGATAGGGTACAAAGTGACAAAAGCCGTCCGCATTCCCAAGGGAGAAACCGGCGTTGTCGATGGTAGATCCTTTAAGGGACCCATCCGGGTAGCTACTGAATGGACACCGGGAGAATTAACGCTGTGTCCTATCGGGGCTGACCATGTGGCGAAGGTAAGAGCGGCCATGAGCTTCAAGGAAGCTGACATAGATGAGGAATTACCGCCCGAAACGGCGGATACGAACACCAACCATACGGGAGGAATTAAAGAAATGACTGAAAACGAAGTACGACAGCAGATTGACGATGCTGTGCGCACAGCGACCGAGCAGGGCAAAACTGCCATGAAAAAGGTGTTCGACCGCGCCGCCGCAGCAGGGCAGGAGGCCCTTGCGTTCAGGCTGTTTGCTGAAGGCAAGACGGAAGACGATATAACGGACGCCATAATCACGGCCCAGGCCAAGGAAAGGGGCAAACCCACTGACGGCGGGGAAGAGAGACCAGCAGCCACCGGCGCCCGGAAGTTAGACGAGATCGATGATGACACGTTCATCCGATCTATCACGGAACCTGCAATGATGGTTCTGGACTAAGGGAGGGCTAAGAGATGACAGCAGTAAATAAATCACCTTGGATCAAAAACCTTTCCGGATTGGTTGCTCCTTTGACCTTTCCCGGCAAAGTGCAAGCTGGATCGACGCAGGCCATTAAGCGAGGCGAAATATGCGTCTACGACGAAACAAGCACTTACTGGGTGCCTGTCAACGCCGTAGCGGATTGCCGGTACTCCCTGGCCATTGCCAACGAAGAACAGACAGCGGCCGGACTTGCTCGCTACATGGAATTCATCGCGCTCAGACCTGATGACGTGTTCGAGTTCGTCCTTGACGCTGCCGCGCAGGTCGAGCTTGGCGACGGTCTGGAATTGACCGCATCCGACAGCCAGAAGCTCACCAGGGATGTCGACGGAAACGCCGTGGCCTTTGTTGTTGGCATCGACAATTACCCGGAAGTGGGCACAACCCTTCTTTCGAGGTCCTACGCGCAGGTGGTGTTCAACCCCGTGCACTCCTATTGGTGTCAGCGGGTCTTGATGAATCGGCTGTACAAGGTCATCACGACGGCAGCGAGCATTACGTTGAAGGTCGAAGATTGCGGGGCAATAGTCCTCGTGACCGATACTGCAACAATCACCCTTCCTGAAGCGATTGTTCCTATCGGGTGGAATGTCAAGCTCGTTGATTGCGCTGACGTTGTTATGACCGTAGACCCGAAGCCCGATACAGCGGGCATCATTATTAAGGGGTCTGCTCCACATACCGCAGGAAACACCGTGTCCGTCACTGATGCGGGTGACTACATGGAATTGGTTTGGGGCGGCAATAACTGGGTAGCCGTAAACAGCATTTCGGGTGCTGACGGCGATATCACCTTGACATAAGGAGGCTAAGAGCGATGAGCATTAAATTCAGTTCAGATATAAACGTGAGCGGCGGGCAGGGATTGACCCTGCTAGAGATAAGGGAGATAGCGAAAGCCGAGCCGAAGACATTCATGACTCGGATGGCGAAGTTGATTGACCAGAAGAAAATCTCCCTTGGCCAATTCCGTGACATGCGGGGCCTGTTTACGATCTTGTCCGATGTTCAGGTTCCTGCCACCCTGGACGTTATGGGAGTCGGGACGAGGGCCATCATGACCTCGGCCTTTCCGGTCTTCACCGGGAACCTTGTGATAGCGGCCATACAGGAAGCCTATAACGGTGTTCCGACCATCGGTCAGGAACTTGTGACCGAGATCGACGATAACAAAAAGGTCACTACCATGGCCTCGGTTTACGCTCTCGACAACAACGTCGAGGAGGTGAAGGAGCTTGAAGACTACCCGGAAATCTCTGCCAGTGAGGGCAAGGTAGAAATCAGGCACAAGAAAAACGGTCGGCGGCTGTCTATTTCCTCTGAGGCCATTCAGGAAAACGACATTGCCGACATCACCAGCAGGGTCAACGCCCTTGGTGAGATCATGGCTGACTACATCGAGGAACAGACGCTCCGTAGGGTAACTGACCATGATGGTTCTGCATCTTCAGCGGCAGAACCCTATGTCTACAGGCCAGAGGGAACTGGTACAGCTCTTTTCAGTTCAACAGCAAACACCCCCGGCACGAGGGCTCCATCGGGAACCAGGATTACCAGCAATGCCTTCGTGGACGAGACAGACCTTGAAAACGGGCGCATCAGGCTTGCCAGCATGAGAAACCAGAGGGAGAAAAGAATCTCTATGCCCTGGTCTGAAGTCAAATTGCTCGTCCCGGATGCCGTGGTAGGAAAAGTGCTGAAGGTGGCAAATAGCCAGTACGTCCCCGGTGTAGAAAACGAAGTATCCAATTGGGGACCCGGCGGAAAATGGCGCATCGCCCCCGAGAGAATCGTGTCTTCGCCCAAGCTCGACGACCTGTCAACCTCAGCTTGGTACCTCGGCATTCCACAGCGGCAGTTCCGCAGGAAATGGAAGCTTCGGATGGAGTACGTGACTCTCGGGACCGACACGGAAAGCTACCTCCGCAGGGGCGTGGCATTTCAGGCGCGTATTGCGTGGGACTGCGAGATCGGCGCGATTGATTACGTCTACTGGGTCCAGAACCTGGCGGCCAGCACGGCCCCAAAAGACGAGTAGGGAGGCAGATTATGAAGCGGTTTAACAGCCTCTTTTTGACTATCCTCATGGCGGCGCTGATTATAGGGCCTACATGGGGTCAGACGGTCAGGTACTTCCCTGGACCTGTCAAGTTCGGATCAACCGTAACGGTAGGCGGCGTAACCTATACATTCCCCTCGGTCGATGGAACGAGCGGCTACCAGCTTACTACGAACGGGTCCGGAACGCTCTCATGGGCGGCAGCAGGTGCAGGTGCAGGCAACACGCTTGACCAAGCCTATGATCAGGGAGGCGCCGGGTCGGGTCGAACCATCACGGTAGACCAGGGCGCGGTACAGCTCAACGGGTCCCATGCGACCAACGACACGTTCTTTATCAATAAGACTGCCGGATCGGGGCATAATGTACAGATTACCAACGCGGGGACCGGATACGATATCAACGGCACGGCTGGGACATGGTACGTGAGTAAGGCAGGGGCGGCGACCTTCGTTTCGGCCATCATCCCCACACTGACGACTACAACGTTTGTGCCCACCAGCATCGGGGCATTCACCGGCACCGGGGCCATAAACCTCAATGATGCCGATGGCGCTTCACCCAGCTTTACCTTTACCGATGGCACAGGGGAGACAGCCGTATTTTCGAAGGCCGACACAGGGGTATTAAGCCTTACCACTGTTGCCGGGGATGGGTTCAAACTTCTCACCGGTAACATCTGGATAGGCAACGGCACGCCAGGAACAGCGGCCATGAACGGTGAAGACCTCTACGTCGAAGGAGATGTGGAGATCGACGGTTCTGTCCAGCTTGACGGGGCAGTTACCGGGGCCGCGGGGCTTACCGTAACGGGTGGGGTGGTCAACCTGAACGCCTCCTCCAATAACGCTGTGAACATCGGCACTGGCACGACCACGAGCACTGTTACAATCGGCGGCTCAGGTGCTCAGTCAATAGCCGTGGGCAATGGTGCAGCCGCTAAAACGGTAGCACTCGGATCAACAAATACCACGTCGACCACGACCATATCAAGCGGTTCCGGCGGCGTGCTCATTAATTCTTCGAACAACCAGCCGACGACTATTAACGGCGGGACCAGCACGGGGACTGTGACCATAGGCGCTACGACTGCCACAGTCGGAGTCCTCGGGACCTATACTACAAACTACGACGCAGGAGCGTCCACGACAGGCATAGGGACCGGAAGTACAACCGGAACGGTTACAATTGGCGGAACCGGGGCTCAGGCCATTGACGTGGGGACAGGCGCGGCGGCAAAGACCGTAACGGTTGGATCAACAAATACCACGTCGACCACAGCTATAAATTCCGGGTCGGGCGGAGTCGGCATTAACGTCAGCAACAACCAGCCGACGAACATTGGAACAGGGACTACGACTGGAACTATAACGATAGGCGGAGCAGGTGCTCAGACCATCAACATCGGCAACGGAGCGGCAGCTAAAGCCGTCACTCTCGGGTCGACAAACACGACCAGCGCCACGACTATCAACGCAGGGTCAGGCAATATCACCTTCGGCGGAAACATGGTAGCCACTGGCAAGACCTTAACCGGGGCCTTGAAGACCGTCACGACCGACAACAACGGGTCAAATTTGACATCTGCAACGTGCGGAACCGTACAGGTGTGTAGCGGAGCAGGAGTTACGAACTTACCCGAAGCATCAACTGTAATCGGATGCAGGATTACGTTTGTGGTCGGTGCCACTGCCAACTGTGACCTTAATCCGGATGACGCGGACCAAATTCTGATTGCAACAAACGCAGCAGGTGACGCAGTGAGGGCGGATGCAATAGGCGAGACCATCAGCGTCATTGCCATTGACGCCACAAATTGGGTTGTTGATGGAACACCTTATGGAACGTGGACTGACGTCGACTAAGATGTGACTGGGGGAGGGGCAACTCCCTTCCCCTATTTTGGAGGCGCTATGAATAGACGTTTGATTACATGCCTCATAACCCTATGCCTGTTATGCCCGGTAGCTTTGCACGCAGCCGGTACAATGACAGTATCCATAGACAATCCTCGGTACATCTCCGAGGGTGCAAAAGGGCCGTGCAAGATCACAATTGACTGGATTTCGACGAGCGGCGGGGCCGTATCTGGAAACATTGCATCGACATTCACCACAGGGAAAAAGGACTATGAACCCAAACTGGCAGCTATTAAGGGCCGCCTGAACTGGACGCAAACCATTCCTGGTTTGAACGGGGATCTTGCTACTGCGCTACCGACAGCATTATATGATGTCACCATTACGGATGCCTACGGGCATGACATTTTGGACGCTTACGGCGCAGACAGATCGGGGACAGTAGCAGAAATGCTCGTGGAGGGGTCCGGACAGCGCAGGATTGATTCGGAATTAACGCTGACCATAGCGGCTGCTGGTGCCTCAAGTAAGGGCCGTATCATTATCATGCTGGGGGAATAATGACCCTCAAAGACGACATCCTTGCCGACCTTGACGATGTGTTTTTTGACACAGATGAACTGGCCGACACCATTACCTACGGGACGGCGAGCATAGAGGCCATTGTATCATACGGCGTCAATCTTAATCAGGGCGGGGCCATGGCGCAGTCTGAATGCACCATTATGGTTAAGAAAAGTGATGTTGGGACCTTTGTAGCCCGAACAGCGGTAACAATAGGGTCCGACGCTTGGAAGACGCT